AGCTTGATACTTCAATTTCTCCCGGAGTTGGATTAAGTATACTCATATTAGTAGTATAATTAATTTTATTAACATTGCCATCGAGCAATACACCATCTTTTTCGACAATAACACCGCTGATTTTACTATTTTGTAAATCGGTTATATCGCTAGCATTACCATCAATATTTCCGGTATTGGCACTTATTGTGCTTGCATTATTACCTATTAAAACTGCTTGCCCTCCCTGAGTGCTTAAAACCTCGTTTATGCTACCGGGAATAGTTTTATCCGTCGTACCAAGTAAAGGTTCGGCAATATTTTGTTTTAATGCTATTTGTGCTGAAGCATTTGTTTTAGTTTCATATGTTGCTTTAATGTTATTGTCATCTTCATCTGAAAATGCTTTATCAACTATCGTATTTGATGAAGTTGCGTATGAGTTTTTTTTCATATTACCGGCATCAATTATTGCTGAGTTATCAAAAATAACATCAACAGCATTTTCTATGCTTTCTGTTTGTACGGGAGCAGCAGCAACCAAAGCTTTTATAGGTGCTGAAAATTCATCATATAATCCCGTATCAGATTTATCGGACTTAGTAGCTACTAACGCTTCTAGTACCTCAAACTCCTCTTGTGTAACAAAACCCTTCTCACCTGTGTCAAACCATGTGTACTGTGAACCCTCAGGGTCGCCTGTTTCGGTTATCCATTGATGAATAGTTAATAGCTTAACTAAACTACCACCTGTGCTAGTCCCTTCAAAAATAACAATAGCTGTAAACGGAATATCTTTGTTTAGATCAGGATCGGTAAATGGATCAGGTAATAAGTCAATATAATCGGAGTAGCCTAAGAAGTTACTACCGAACAATTCCCGTAATTGGGCTATGGTAATTCTTTTAACTGCAAAATTATCAAGGGCATCGTTCATTACTAGTATATCTTCATCTCTAATAATAGTTACGGGTGCATAGTTATTATCAAAATCACTTTTAATAAAGTTGTCTCCGTTAATACCAAGCAATTCATTAATCGTTAAAATGTCACCCGTATTTTTTGAAACTTGTGCAATAAGTAAATCGGTTGTTGATGCATCGATAGGCTCGACAGATGCTAAAAATCCACCTTTTAAGGATTGAGTAATAATTATTGAACCGGATGTTTTTTTAATTTCTAAAAGTCCCGTGTCAGTCCATATCCCGGATATGGACTGATAAATTAGTCCATTTAATGATACATAATAATTTTCATCATAAATAATCGTTGGTGGAAATTTAGAAATATCATTAAACAAACCAACTTTTTTAGTTGCTGTATTCGCTGGATTATTTTCAGTGAAGCTAAATACTAAAATAAACTTTAATTCTGAAGTCCTAGTTTTAACTGCACCATTTAATTCGGCTGATGTGAAATTGTATGTCCAGTAATCAAAATTTATATCAAAACTACCTTGAAATACTAATGGTCGACCTTCAAAATCGTTATCATGCGAAAAAGTTATTGTGACGGCCGTCCCAAATTCATAAACATTTTTTGGGACTTTTAACAATAATTGTATCGAATTAAAAGAATTGCCAGTCGTGACAGCCTCACTTTTAAATACATTGTTAACATCCAAAACAACCATTTTAACACTTTCAGCATCTACGCCGTCCAACTTCATTGTTACGATTAAATTTCTTTCCATAATTTTATCCTCAATTTCTTTCTGTCGTAAATAAATGGAGCACATTGTTTCGGCGATGGAAAAACCTAAAAAATATACGAGTTGGTAACTGACTTCCGTCTAAACTACGATTAACTGCGAAAATTAACCGATTGTTAGTATCCGTAACGCACCAGCTATTAATTGTTGGATCAGTAAGATTGGTGGATATTGTGGTACTATCGTTCGTGAAATTATAAGATAACGATGCCGTAATTATAGTTCCTTTACCCTCAAAACGCTCATGCTTTTGAAATCTTTCAGTCGATTGTTTAAAAATGTGGGTTCTAAACCCATTTTGTAAATAATTATTGCTAAAAAATCTTTCACCTAAAATAATTTCGCCCTCAGTATTAATATTTGTAGTTGGATAATTGTGTAGTAAGTAATTAAAATGCAAGATTTCATTCGATGATTTTGCGATAGTAATTAAATTTGAAATTGGTGCGACTGGGTCATTTTGTTGTTGATATTTAATATTTATTTTAGTGAAATTAACTTCAATCTCACTGCCCGAATAAGATCCTGTCAAAGTATATTTTATACTATTTAATGTATCAAATATATTAACATCAACATTTATATTTCCGATTCCGATTAATTGATTATATGCTACTTTATAAAATCCTTCTGAAGTTGTTCTAACTTCAATTTTAAATCTGAATGAAATAAGAATGGGATCGAATGTATTTATATTAATTATGACATTAGTCTCATTAATAAATTTATTACTAATATTTGCTTCAAAAATAGCATTAACAATATCATCAGCAATCACAGAATTAGTAACCTCAATTTCCACAGCTCCACTACTACCCCTAAAAAAATCAGTATTGATAATGATTTTAGAATTGTCCTGATCAGTCGATGATATTTCCGGTAATTTTCGCATAACATTAATATTTCTATTTTTTATTTGACTTCCGATTCCTATGCCCAATTCTTCCAAAAAACCATTTTCATCAGCATAAGCTACACCTAAAACTTCATCTAATAAATTCGGTAATTCCGAATCTAATTGCGTTTGTTGTTTTTTGTATGCTGATATTACCGGACTATCAAAATTAAAATGCCAACCAATAACACCTTGATAAAAAAAATTGACGCAAGGTATCAAAATATCTGATTTATCAGTTCTATCAGGATTTTTAAAAAGAAAACTTAATAAAATACTATCACTACTCGCTCGATTAACTAAATCGAAATTACCAGCAAAAACTTTAATTCCTAAATCCGTTAGCAAAGTTTGATGAACTGGAGGTGAATCATTAAATGTCCATTCAACATAATCGTCGTAATTACGATAGCTACGCAAAGCTTCATTGCGTTTGGGTATCTCACTTTGCCTAATTTCTGCTTGTAAATCAATATTTCCGGTTAATTGTGGATAAAATTCGTCTAGATCATATGTAACCGAATGATTTGTAATACCATTATTTGTTGTCCCATCAAAAACACGGTTAGTAACAACGCTATTTGTTAATTCGTCAAAATCACCTAAATTGAACATACTACTAATATTTTTATTTAATGCTATTCGATATGTAATTCGTTTATTGCCACTACCCTGTACATCATTATATATCCGATTACCAATACTTTGGATATTAACAATATTCTCTGTTTGTGTAGATTGGATAGTAGTTTGGAATGGTTTGCCTTGTATATTTTCTTTTCCAATTTTTATAGTTAAATCATCTAAAATTGTTTCATAATTTATACTATATCCAATTCTTTTAAAACTATTTGGGATAGAAGCATTTGTTGTTCGATACATTTCTTTCCAAGTTATCCCACCAAATCCAAAAATAGTTTGCCAATCCATACCTAGCGCTCTTATTTCATTAGTGCCGTACGTAAAATAAATAATATTTTGTTTTTTATTATTTGCGATCGAACTCGCATCATATTCACTTTTTTCAATAACCAAATTACTAGCATCTCCGGAAACTCCATCAATATTATCACCTTGCCCGAGAGAATTACCGTATCTGACGATAGTAAATTTTAAAACTTTGCTAATTGGGTATTTTGTGCGAATTAATAATTTACTTTCTTTGTACTCACTGTCTTCGCTGTCCGGAACTTCAAAATCTCCGAAAGGATCGTAATTTGATTGTATCCTTTCGTTGATCGCATTTTTGATATTCATTTTGTATGATGTTCCACTCTCATTCGCATGATTTATTGCTTGGAATGAATCAAATTCTTCAATTTGGATTGTGTTATTTACTTCGTTCAAAGAAACGGCGAGTAGTTCGTTGCTTGACAACAATACAATTTTAAAATTGTATTTGCTTAAAATTAAATTCAAAACAATATGTAGATTGCTCTCAGGCGCTATCAATTCGAACGAATCTAAATCTAATAAAATTTGCATTGGCATAAGTGAAAATTGACGAGGATTATTTTGTAATTCTGTAAATGTAACTTGTATCGCCCAAACAATCATTCCAAATACACTATTATAATGTATTTTATCGTTCAATCTTTCGCGGAAAACTATTGTTGGAGTAGCTTGTAGTGTTAACAAAAATGTGTATTCTATTAATTGAATTGTGTGCGTATATATATCCGGATTTTTGCTTGAAAGGATTGAGGTGTCAAGCCGTGTAATCATTTTCTTTATAAATCCGTTTTCATCATCTAATACGATCGGGATATTAAAAGGAAATGGCATTTTAGTGGTTGTAACGATTGTAATTGTTGCTATGTCAAAAGTTTCGTCACGAAATTCACTTATCGTCCACCCATCATTCACATCATAATTTATATTTTGTAATAATGCTTTCAAGTTATCACCTCAATCTACTATTAGTACTACTAAAGCCTAATTCTGTTTGTAGTTGTCTAATCTCTCTATTTTCGTAAACTATAGAATACTGACTTCTAATTTGCCGATAAACTTCACTAGTGCCCACCGCAACAAGTCCAACAATAATGCCCGGAAGTCCGAATGTTGCGCTTAATCCAAGAATACTTTTACCAACAATAGCACCACCAATAAAAGTAGTAGCTAAATTTGTAGCGCCTTGAATCTGTCTATTCAAATTACCACTTCCTGTCGATGCTTCGTGTATTTTGACAAGTTGGCGAACACCTAGATTGCCACCCACTAACCTTAATGCCGATTTAATTTCAGTTTTAAAACCTGCACTAGAAATCGCGGCGCTAGTTGTATCTATATCAGTATTATTGTTTGATAAACTTGGCTGAAAAGTATCTTGATTGGGCTTGACTGATTGCGTGTCATTAGCTAAAATATTGATATTAATATTAAGATCTTGTGCCAAGTTATCACCTCAATTTTTGATTTTTATTACTAAATCCTAGTTCGTTTTGCAATTGCCTAATTTCTCTATTTTCAATTTTGGTATTGTATGTTCTGCTAATTTCTTGCGATATTTTCGAGATTATGAAAATTGTCATCATCATTATTGTCGATCGTTTTATCGCTTTTAATCTTACCAAATTATTACTAGCAACAACATTTTTTGAGATGAGTAATTGTTTTTCGATTGCGCGAATTTTAAAAGTATTGTGTACAAATCCACTGACGCTGATAAAAATTGGTAGCAATAATTTTATATTATCGGACTGTCGTTTAAAATTACCACTACCACTCGAAAATTGATGTATATTAACTGCTGAATCGATTAATTTATAGGAAGCGAATCCAACTCCTAAAACACCTAATCCATTAACACCTTTTGATTTTAATGTTTGCGCATATGCTAATCCATCATTATCGCGATTAGCATTATACGATAATTTATTTTGATTAGGTGATTTTAATGCTTCTTCTTTTGCAAAAATATTTAAGGCCATTATTGCGTAACCTTTTTTGTCGGTGTTAAAGCAATTACAATTCGGGTCGCATCACCGGTAGTAATATCTGCGGTTGCACTAACAATCGTAAATAATTCCTCAGTTTCAATAAAATTTTCTAGTATTAATTCTAATGCTTCCAACTTTATGATTTTGTAAGTTATTTTTAACGTTACATTTTGAAGATCTTTTCGAGATAATGGATTGATTACATATGAAAATAATAATTGTGACGCTGTATTTTTTATATTCAGATAAATAACAAAATTACTATTATTGCCCGTATTCCCGGGCAAAGATATTAATTGATTATCGGATTTTTTTTGACTGCTTTCGATTGATGTGTTAATATTTGTATCTTTTTCGACTGGAAAAATTCTGAAAAAAGTATTCAATAATTCTATTTCATATTCGACCATATCATTCGAAAACATATTTTTAAAAACGATAGCACTTAGACTAACACGAATTAAATTACGCATTTCCCCATTCTCTAAAAATCCTGTACCTTGCGAGGAATATGGCGTACTGTTAATATTGATAAATATTTCAGTAGATATAAGTATTGTCGAATTTACTAAATCCAATGCAAATTTATCGATTGCATCGGTCGTTTTTTCGATAACCTGAATTGGTACTGAAAATACAATTTCGTAAGAAATCGGATACATATACATATTTGTGTCTTTGTGATTCAACGGTTTATAATAATCGGATTGAACAGTATTCATCATTGTCGGAATACTATCGATTGTTGTTTTTTCAAATTTATTTAATGGCGTTTCGACTAAATTATTAGTAGTTAGATTTACTGATACAATAAAATTAAAATTAAATACTATCCCTTCAGTATTTTCATTTAATCTTTTCGCTAATTCATCTCTTAATAAGTATGATATTTGTGCCATTAGACTTTAAACCCCTCGTTCCCTAATTGACTTAATAATTTTGCATCACGGCGAGGCGTTGATAGCGGACTTTTTATATTATTAAAATTAAATCCACCTTTATTACTAATATTTGCAGAAACCTCATTAAAAATATTATTACTGAACCAGCCAATATGAATTGGTGAAAATCCTTCGAGGCCTAAATCCATACCAACTCCATAAGGCGAGATGGCACCTGATAATCTCAAAGTGAATCCTGTATTGGACCGCGAGATACTTAATGCGTTGTATGCGGTATTACCCGTATCAAATGGCGCTAATTGTTGTGCTATTGTTAGTGATTGTGCCATAATATTATTTAAGTTAGCCATATGTTAAATTATCACCCCAAAATTAATGTATAATAGCGTTCTTTTGATATTGCTCCATATTTTCCTTGTCTTTTATTGAAACCTTCGTCATTAGCGATTGTGACGCTTTTTATAACCATCGGGAATTCAGAAATATTTTGTAATAAAACTTTATTATTAGTAATAATTTCAAAATTAATCATATTTGTTTCGATGATTAACCCACTATCGCTATTAACGAATCCGGGTAAATTTTGTGATGTTAATCCGGCTTCACTGTTAATAATTCGGTATCTAAACAAATGGCTAGTATCGGTTTTATCGGTTGGTACTTGTAAATTATCAACTTCTAAATAATATCCGATTTTTTGAAAAGCATAACTTTTATCATTTTTATTTCTAGCAATCATTAATAATCACTCCGATAATCATCTTTGCTAACTAAAAAATTAGTCATTTCACCCAAATTCAAAACGCCACCATTGATTAAAATATTTTTAGTAGTTTCGGATATCATGAAATTTTTGCGTAAATCTTGATCGGGTTGTTTACCAATATCGCCACCTTGCTCAACAAAATCGTACATACAATAATGAAATAGCGCTTGCGTATAGATTGTGCGCACATCTTTATTGTTAGCTATTAAATATTCGGTTGGCCGGATGTTTCCTCGGGGCATTAATGAATAAATATGCTGTACTAATTGTTGGCCTAATAATTTTAAAATTATTGTTCCATTATTTTCAGCACCCATATCGATACCCGTTTGTGCTTTATAAAATCCAACCGTTAAAAAATAATATCGAAATCGTTTATCCCAAATCATATCATCATCATCACGATCAACGAATGGTATCTCCGGATCATTTAATACATTCAAATTTTTAACTAAATTAGTTTTCCCGACGTTGTCAGGCATAATATAAATCGAATTAGATAAACGATTATTAAATCTAAAATTATTATCCATAATTCACCTTCCCAAAAAAATAACTTAGCCAAAAAAGGCTAGGCTATTTTTATTTTGTTGATTTTAACTTTGTAATTTCAGCGTGTGACTTTGTAATTTCATTTTGTAATTGCTTAATCTCACTGTTCAGTTTTAAAATCGTAGCAACAGATTTATTCTCAACATCAGATTTTATTTTGGCAATTTCTACACTCGAGTAAATACGAGTACATGTAGCTTCTTTTATTACTTTACCCATTTTATCAATTTCTACGAAACCTTTATTTAAATACGCTTTAACATTTCTTTCACTCACTGTGTACTGCGAATTTTCTTTTTTTACAATAGACATATGTACCTCCTAAGCTACATGATTAATTTGAACTGCTACATCTCTATTTGGATTGATAAAAGTATCCCAATCCGAAGTAATTACTAAAAGATGGTTCCCTTTTGTAACTGCGCTGGGTTCAGAAACAAAAACACTGTCAATAACTAAAGGTGAACTTACAGCGTCAATGTGAACCATCAATATACGAATATCTTTAGCCCCTACCCCCGGCACAAATCCAGTCGTGAAATCGTACACAGTCTTAAATCGCGCGTTAGGAATGACACGAAGCTCTACGCCATCTAAAGTTTCAATCGTTCTATTTAAAATAACTTCTGTGCTCATAAGACGGCGATTAGTAGTTAATGCTTGTTTCAAAAGAGTAAGCGTTTCTGCCGACATGAATGCTACCCTACCCGCGATTGGTACATCATTGCCAGTCATTGTTTGATTAAATTTATCAAACTCATCCAGAACATTGACATTAGTTAAAACTGTTGTGCTAATATCGGCCGCTGTGGGTGAAGCTGTTTTCTCCGCAAATAACTTACTAACAAAAAAAGCGTCCATTTCCGGGATTTTTTGCTCAGTAACGAATACTTGGCTTGCGTTAGCAATCGTTAATGTCATATTAGTGCCCATTACATCCGCAGGATCAATAGTTGTATCGAAAATTCGTTGATGGGATAAAGTTTTTGTAACATATGAAATATCAACATTTCGTGAAAATGCAGTTATACTGTCCAAATCTCGAGGTTTAAAACCGATTGCTGAAACAGTTGGTAAAGCAATTACTTTACTACTAATATATTTAAAGCCACGGTTCCAAAAACCTTCTGTGCGTAGCGTAGCTTTAAACGCTTGCGATAAAGCTTGTTTAAATTCTGTCGCATAATTGACTGCTGCCATTTATTATCATTCCTCTTTTTTTTATTTAAAAAGCATCTTTGTGTAAGGAGCTTTTTGCAAAAACCGCAGCCATTTCGTCGATTGCTGTTTTTGATTTAGCCCCACCTTTATTTCCTATTCCTGTCACAATTTGAACATTTCCATCAGCTTTGGCTAAGCCGGGAACATCAACAATAACTTTTTTCATTGCATTAGTAATATCAAGAGTTTTATCAGCACCCATTTCAATTTTTGCAAACGCAATTACTTTGTCAATATTTTTATCCTCTACACCTAACTTGATTGCTGAATTGGTAGCGGTCATTTTAAACTTCTCTTGTTCCCATTTCGTTTCTTTTGCTTCGTAAGATTTTAAAACTTGTTCTCTTTTTTCATTTTTTGACATCTGTGCTTCTTTCATTTTGCTAAACTCGGTTTGCCTTTTATTAATTTCATCAATGCTTGTTGCGTTGAGTTTTTTTAACATCTCACCTTTACCAATACTTTTTTGCGATTGAATGAATTTATCATAATCTGCTTGTGTATCAAATTTTATTGGTTGAAATTCCGGTTTTACAGCAGGTGGATCAGCGGGTGGATCAGCAGGTGGATCAGCAGGTGGATCAGCAAATAATTGAATATTTATTTTTAACATATAAAACACTCCTTTTTTTATTAAAGTTTAATGACTTTTAATAGTTAGGTCTTAATTTTTTTATTTATCTTGATCAGGAAGTGGCGATAAGCGTTCCATTGAGATACCTAAAACTTCGCTAAATCCCTCTAGCATATTTATCGATGGATTTTGAATGTCACCGCTTAAAACTTGTAATACAGTTGATGGCTCTAAAACATCACCACCACCACTCGTTGCACCACCACTAGTGGCATCAGCAATTCGTTCTACTAAAATATTAACAGCATCGCTATCACTAATACCATTATCGCTTTTTATTTCATTTAACATTCTGTCCCAAGCAGGTCGAATAACTCGACCTAATTCATCATTTCTAATTTGTGGCATAATATTCCTCCTAATTTAATTTATTATATCATTTTTAAGAATAAATTAAAATACATACGCAATTTACTCTTTCCTTAACGCTTAACCGATTGTCGCCTGGATATTCGCCTTTCGAACTTCCAACATTAAATAATGATTGGATCGGTTTTTTTTGATTATTTAGTCTTGCATGCGTTGCTCTGGGTATTCCGCTTTTACTAGCACCGGGTTGTGTAAACCATTGTTTTGTGGTAAAACCCTGATTTATAGCTTGAATTTCTTTTACCGCTTCATTTCTACTATGAACTTCGGTTCGAATAATACGCTCCACTCTAAAATTATCACCGAAATCTTTCCGAACTGCGTTAGCAACTTCATTTTTTGTTTTAAATAAAGTGCTACGACTTGCTTTTTTCCAGCGATCAACAATGTCACGGCTAAGATTAGTTTTTATTTTTAGATTTAATTTTTCCATATCCCGAGCGTATTTATTTCCTAACCTCTGCATAATTTTATCATCACGAGTAATCATGTTACCAATTTGTTTGAAGATAGGTGCTACTCTGCCCTTACCTTCGATTACTTTATTCAATGATGATGCAATAACTTTAGGACTAAACTTTAAAACTTGACGATAGACTTTTAAATCTGATGTTGCTTTCCTAGAATGCAAAGCAATCTGAACGCCGGCCGAAGCATATCCTAATTTTACGATTTTTAAATAATGAATTTTGGTAATGTTATATTTCACTACAATTTTTTTCATTGCCGTAGCAGTTATTATCCCATCACGTTTAATAATTTTTACCGAGTCACGTTTGATATTAGCAATCATTTGTGCATAAGTATTTTTTAATGATTGCTCACCAATCGCATCAATTTCATTACTTAACAATAAATTAAATTGCTTTTTCCGTTTCATATTATCACCCTATTTGTGCGGTTTCGGTTTACGATGTTTCGACATTTTCTATTACCTCCTCTTCAATAACAGGCTCACTATCAAAAACTAAAGCATTTTCGCTTTCAATTTGTGCTAACCATTCATCAGCTTCTTGTTCAGATTTATTGTAATTAATCATGATATATTCCTTTTTCGGTAATGTCCCTAAATCAATATCTAGTCGCTCATTTTCTCTGATTTTTTCATCGTCAATGATGATGCTATCATCGAATTTGATATTGATTTTGTATTCGTTAACTTTGGTAACCAATTCAAATGAATCGCCTAAATCAATTATGCTGCGTATTAATTGTTCTAACCCAATTTTAATTGCGCTTTCGTGATTTATCTTTGTGCGGAAAGTATCCGACTTCTCGCTAATTATTTCGGTAGCCGTTTTAACGCTAACACCATTAAAAACAAATGTTCCGGACGATAAGCCTATATTCATGCTAAGCATAGATAAATTAAATGTTATGGCCTCAATGAATTTATCTAATCTCAAATCAAATTCGGTAGCAGTTGTTTTTTCGCCCCCTGTTCCTTGGTAGATCCGTTTTCGACTATCATAATATCGGATTGGAATACCGGTTTTACTATCGTTATGAGAAAAAATTACACTTTCTGCTAAATGTAATTTACGCTCCGCACTTTCTCTTTCCGGTTTCATTCCGTCGTATGTAAGGTCAATTTCTCGCAAAATATCAATACTATTTGCGTAAATTGAAATGCCTTCAGGACTTTCAAAATTAATATTGTTAGCTAATCTAGGTTTCGTATAAACAAATATTGGCTGTTTCATGTTATTTATTTTTAATGAAATTTGAAGTTCAGGATAAAATTCGGATAATAAAATTTCTGTTTTTGGTTTATCTTTTGAATTGTATTTAAAAAGCTTATTTTCGATGGAATTTGTTGATTCTATTTCATCAAAAATATATGTTGTTTCCAATACGATTGTTTCATCATCGTCATTTTTTGTGTAATTATAAGTGACAATGCTAGTAATCATCGTTTTAGTGTTTTCTAATATTTCGAATTGATCAACCGTATAATAATCAATTTTAATATTAATTCCATCAAAATATACTATTTCTAATTTACCGCCGAGTGCAAACATTTTTTCGGTGTATTCTTGCGCATTGGTAATATAATTATTATTGTTTAAAACTTGATTTACGAATTCATTCAATTTATTGTCACTGATATTGATTTCGATTTTATCGTTAAAAATAAGTTGTGCCAAATATTCACATACTTTTTTCGGCATTCCCAAGCTAGCGATTCGATAACCAAAATTCGGATTAGCTATTGTCCAATAACTGCTGTCATGAATCGATGAACAATAGCCCTTATATAACCCTAACCATATTCTTTTATTCGTTATCTCATTGATATTGGTAAGTTCAGTTCCCTTATCAGTATGGCCATATAATCCCATGCTCTGCATAGTATTAAACATCAATCCCACTTCCTATTTATAAATATTCTTTTAACGCTATACAGGCATATTGGAACGTGTCACAGCTATGGTCATCGATTTTTACTACATTTTGTTTATCCTTATCTTCATTATTTTTGGATAATTTGTACTGATACTTACCCATCTCATAAATAAAAATTTTATTGTTATTGATATTGATCATCGCGACTTTTTCGCGGGCTAGTTGTATCCTTGAATTTTCAATCATAGCTTCTTTTGAAGCTTTTTTAACGTTCCGAAAGTTAATGCCATAATCATTTCTAAATTGTGGTTTTAAAGCACCTTCTGCGCTATCAATATAATGATTGCTAATAAATAGATTATATTTTCGTTCTACCTTTAAGCAAAAATTATGAAGTTCACGAGCAATGTCTTGCGCTGTCAGTTGTTGATATTTTGTTTGAGCAATCATTATGTGTTCATGCAAATCGCGCGGTATCCTTTTTTTGATATTGGGAGTTGGGGAATAATACGATGTGTCCAATAATATCATTCTTTTTTGTCTATCCACTGCCCAAATTTGATGGACTGAAGCTGATACCAGGTAACCCGCGTCGGTTACCGATATCATGCATACAATTTTTTTGGCATCAATCTCATCAACAATATCAACTAAATCAGGATTATAGATTGTATTTTTGTTGCCTGTTGGTAATCCTAAAAATATATTTTGATATAATTCATAATCATTTTTCTTTAACTTTTCGATGTCGGTTAATATCGATTCGCTTAATAAGCTCTTACCAGTAAAATTATCAATACAATGCTGATAATTCGAATGATTGAATAAATCGTCCGGATCATTCAGTAATTTTTTATTATCTATCCAGATATTAAACTCTTCGTTCTCATTACCCAGTGGGTTAAAGATGTATATAATTTGTATCCTTAACCCTTCAGGTAAAATCGTTCGATTAAAAGTATAAATTGCATCTAAAACCGCATCTAATTCAGCTATGGTTTTTAATTCTTGGGCTTCTTCTATAATTAAAAATAATGGATAACCTGTAGGCAATTCGAACGATTTTATTTTTTGAACGTCATCTAATCCAAAAAAGAAAAAACCCGTCCCGTTCCGCTTATCAATAATTCGCAATCGTGAAGGTATCAATTTAAAATCAACACCTTCGATCGCACCTTTACGAATATACGCTTTTTTAATTGCGGTATATAAACTCCCAACCAATGTATTTTGATGCTTTCGGAAACAAATTATGTTGGACCCTGCATTTAATAAAAATTTGTCAATGACTTTTTCAGCAATCGCAGTTGATTTGCCACTACCACGCCCACCACTTAAATAAATATAGTGTGCGTTCGAATAATAAACTTCTTTAAATTTATTTAATATGTTTTTAGCAGGATCAATCACTATTTTTCTCATTGCCGTTGATTTTCGATTATTAAATATATTGGGTACATGAACATATCGATTAAATAGCGATAAAAATGTGTTTTGATAGTATGTTTTCGGGTATGGTCCACAACATCATAAATAAGAAGTATGCTCGCTATGAGTATGCCGGTAATTAAATATGTCATGACGATTGATATTACAATATTTATTAACTTATCTAGCATATATTTATTTGTCCATTTATATTTTCAAAAATATTATACCCCCTCTGATCTATCAAAAAATTTGAATAATTATTACTGTTGGGAACTACTTCGACATTATAAAAACATATTTGATAATTCACATCATAAAATTTAGCAAGACCACTCGTATTCGCAAATAATCCATATTCATACGAATCATAATGTGGATTTTTGTCTAAAGAATTTTGAGCTCTAGTACCATCAATTCTAGCATTAACTGTAACATTTTCAATGTGACCACTAAAAACATCGAAAAAACTTAAAACACGACCAATTCGCCAGTGAGTATTTAAAAAATGAATATTCTCAAAAGTTAAATTTTTCATTGTCATGTACTGTGCATTTGTAAATAAATAATCAGATAATGATAAATTAAAAATAGTATGGCCATTTCCCTCGATTACAAATTCAAGCAAATATTTTCCGTACTCATTGTAATCAATTTCATAGCCAGCCATATCAATATCATTTAAAAAATGAATCTCATCAAAATTATTCAAATCTTTTCTATGTAAAATTATTTGATAAAAATGTTCGGGTTCGGTAATCAAAAATTTTCTTACAAAAAGATCATCATTAAATTCGTTATGGTTATCAATTATTTCATATCCTGGCAAGGTTGCATGTTCAATCAAATTTGTTTCGGGATCACTTAAATTATTACTTAAATTATTATTTGTAATTGCAATACCTGTACCAATCAAAATTGTTGCGAATATAAATAAAATTACTATAAATTTTTTCATTTTATTTTCCCCTTTTTTTTGTAAAAGCTTCTATCATTTTCGTTGATTATATTGATGATTTCTACCGGATCGTTGATGATGTCCTTGCTTTCGAGCAACGCCAGCATTTTCTCTTTAACGATTACTTCACGTTCTCTAATTTGTATGGCTTTCATCTGGTAAAACAAGTCGCCACGGATTTTTTGAACCTGCACAAGGTCGCGAACTGATACTTCGTTAGCTACAGTATCGTTAATCATCATCTCTAGTTTTTTCAGTGAGGTTCTAGAGAGTTTGTCAAGTGTATTCCAATATTCCTGGATAACTTTTTCGGCGGATACTATTGATTTTTTTTGTTGGCCAATAAATTTTTGCAGCCGTTCATCGTTGTCTTCAATCGCTTTTTTGACCGACGAACACGAACGACCAACCAATTTTGCTGCAGCTGATATCGACATTGTTTTCGCATAACGGTTTAGGATTAAATCAATTTCTTTTTTTGTTAATCTTTTCGCCATCTAATCATTTTTCTTATAATTTTCAATAAATCCACCTCCAAAAAAATAGTTATATTACAAATAATACCATAAAATTACAAATAAGTAAATAATTCGACAAATTTTTCGTTTCCTCGCGAGCGTACGGTTAATGCATTTGTATTTAATTCTTTAAAGACATTCTTATGCTCGTGTTAGTTCGAAAATAAAAAACCCTTGAAAGTGTTGTATAGCACCAATAAATCGTGGTCGACTTTGTGTTAGTAAGAGAAAGTTCGTGTTACACTTTGTGTTAGTAAAATCAAAAGTTCGTGTTAGCAAAATGTGGAAAACTCTCAAAACCTATGTATAGCATCAACAAAACGATACGACTTTGTGTTAGTAAAATCAAAAGTTCGTGTTAGACTTTGTGTTAGTAGCCGTAAAAATGGTTGAAAACATTTAAAATAATTTTCACACTATAAATAATAAATGGTAAATGTATGTTATAATTATTTTGGGGGTGTTAAAAAGAATTATAAGAATGTTATAATTGATATAAAAGGAGGTTTTATAAATGGTAGAGTGTTGGGTCAAAAACTATGATGGCAACTATGATTTTAGCCATATAACCGATTTAAAATTTGCTATAAAACATTGTGATAACGATTACTATTATTTTATTTATAATTAAATAGTAATCTACCAATAAAAAGGAGGTGATTAACTATTTATAGATTAACACGAAAATCAAGAATAATGATTTACCGAAAAAGATGTGAGCTTGGATATACTTTGAAAATCATGGCAGAAAGAATGGGTCATAGCACAATCGCAAATCTTTTGCATTATTTAAAGGGTGATTTTTCAATAAGCTACAAAACTATTGTTAAAATTGCAAACGCTCTTGATTTAGAAATTTCGGCTTTAGAAAAATCAGCTATACAAATTAGTGAAATTAAATAATTTTTGTAAGTTTTAAGGAAGTGATCATATAAAAAATGTTAATGGTAATTGGATAAAGATTAATAGAAATATTTTAAAATGGAGTTTATACTCGGATATAAACACTGCAAGGTTATTCATTCATTTTTTACTAAAAGCTCATTTTGAAGCAAATAATGTGTGTGGTAAGGGTGAATTTTTGACAACATTAAATCGATTAGAAAAAGAAACAAACTTATCAAAACAAAGTATTAGAACCGCCATTAATAAATTAGAAATTAATAAGACAATTTTTTGTGTTCGGAAGCATCGTTACCATCTAATCAAATTATTAAATTACGATAAATTCCAACAAAACGATTCGACCAAAAACGACATTAACAAAGATACTAAAGACGATAAGGACGATAAGGACGATAAGATGAAAGCATACTATAATTGGTTGCGGCCAACAACCAATAAATAAAAATTTTATTGTTATTGATATTGATCATCGCGACTTTTTCGCGGGCTAGGGAGGAGATGAAGCAGTGGTAAATTATAAAATTGGTGATATTTTTATTCATCGTTATAACGATATGGAATGGAAGCTAATAAAAATTGTTAAAAGTGAAAATTATCCGGACGAATATATATTAAAAAATATTAATTTTAAAAGTTTAGAAGTATCATTTTTTAACAAAATTTTTCAAAAAAAGGGAGAATAAAAAATGAAATTAACAATGGGATTAGAATTAGTAGCATACGATGATTTACAAAGTTTTTTATGTGATATTGACGATTTAAATATGGGGCTTGTTGTATTAAAAAGTAATGATAATGGTTATGAATATATTGTTAAACGCTTTAAAAAAAAATTAATGCAAATTAAAAAATGTATGAAGTATGACAGTGTAATCGAAGTTAATTTTTATCATATCGTATATGGGTGGCATCTTGGAAATAAAAATGATGATGAATAATGGAATATAGTAAATGGTTTCTTAAGTGTCCTCAATTATTTTCAGGGGCTAATTTTATAAACAAGAAAGATCAAATAGTAACTGAAATTTCAGATGCAGAATATTTTTATAGTGAACAGGAAGCAAAAAATAAACTATCTGAATTATCTAAATGTATGCCCTATTTAAGTATTCTAGGCTCTTGGCGAGTGGTTCAGTTTCGCGATAATTACGAAGTGGGAGATGATGTAGAAGCAAATATTCGCACTATATTGGATAGAAAATAAAAAAGGAGAATTAAAATGACACAAAACGATAAATTAGCAAAGATTTTTAAATATTATGGAGCTACGGAGCAAATAATGATGCTAGTAAATTTTCAAAGTAAAATGATGAAAGCTACTTTACAATATTTTTATGTTTCAAACACAAAAAAATCAATTGTAAAAAGTAACATGGTCGATGCAATAGCGATTAATATGCTTTTATTAAAACAATTTATGGCTAATCTCGGGATAAAAGAACAAAAAATTTCAGATCTTATTGATAAATATATAGAATTTAAAACTTCTATTGTAGAAAAAAGATCGACAAAATTAATGAATGAGATGCTAGAAAAAATAAAAAAGGAGAATACCAATGACAATGACAATGATTGAGAGATTGAGATCAATCGAATTAAAACGCAAAGAATTGAATGAAGAGGAAACACAAATTTTAGACGTTATTAAAGATGAAATGCGAACTAACAAAATCAAAACTTATGAAGAAGATAATGTTACTTTTAAAACAAGAACAGTAACATCAACAAAATTTAAGTTAAAAGATTTTTCTAAACAACATCCAGAAATTTCATCAACTCACTATTACACGAAAGTTACAACAAAAGAAGTTTTTAATGAAAAAGACCTTGAGAAAAATTATAAAGAATTATATCAAAGTTTTTGCGAACCCGAAGAAACAAAAACAACAATCAGTTACAAATTATAAAATAATTATAGCATACTGCGGATAGTATGCTATAATTATTTTAAGCAAGAATTTATTAGCTTAAAATAAGGAGATTTAAAATGAAGCAAATAATTTTCAAGTCCATTAAAATCAGCAATTTTAGTGGCATTAGTAATTTGAAAATGGCGTTTACTGCCACCGCAAACGAGATTTATGGTGATAATGGTGTTGGTAAAACAACGCTGTTATCATCGATAACATGGTGCTTGTTCGGTAAAGATATTTACGATCGCATACCCGGGCGAACAGGATTCATCATCAATCCGATAATTAATGATACGATTGATGAAAATGTCCATACAATTGTCGAATTAGAATTAAACGATAATATTTTTATTCGTCGTGAGTACAAAAAAAGTCGCACAATTATTAAAGTTGGTTTGTGTGATGGGGATGGTAATTTAAACTATACTAAATATACCAATAAGGACTATAACAATGTATTACAACATCGCATATTTAACGAAGAAGACTTTAAAGCATTATCGAACACAAAATATTTAATCGGGCTTCATTGGCAGGATTTTAAAGCTTTTATCTTTAATTTAATTGGTATAGTTAGTGATGAAGATGTTTTTGAGGGTAATAAATTATTAAACATTAAAGATGACATTTTATTGCACGGATCCGAATTATTACATACCCAGTTTTTAACAACTAAAAAAAGCATTAGTGATGATTTAAAAAATTTAGAAATCAAAATAAAAACATTAACTGAAACTCAAAATCAATATGTAATCGATGATGATGAAATTGCAGAATTAACATTACAAAAAAATGTAATGACTGAAAAATTATCACAACGAAATGTAATCGTTAACAGTAATAAAGCATTAAATTTTCATGTATCTCAAAGTATGAGAATAAAATTAGAATTAGAATCGAAAATAATTAGCAATAAAGCATCAATTAATATTGCCAATGAAAAAATTATTTTAAAGGAGGATATGTATAAGAGCAAAGCATTTGATGCCGAAAAATTGAGACAAGATGATATTTTCAAAAGCGAAAAAGAGAAAAATATTTGGATTATTGAACATGATAGATTAGTTTTAGAACGTGAAAAAGCAATCGTTGATCGTGAACAATTTTCAAAAAAAGGTAAAATGATTCAACAATCAATACCAAAAATTGAAGATAACAAATGTAGCGATTGTGGACAAATTTTGCCTTACGAAGTTCAGAAAAAGCATTTAGATAAATTAGAACTTGAGCGCAAAGTTAAATTACAAGATTTGTATAATAATTTTTTGAAATATAAAAAATTAGTGATTTATTATGATTCAGAAATTATTACTTTTGCTAACAAAATTTATCTTGCTATAGAGGAAATTAAAGAAATTGAAAGTATGGTTTATGAATCGATTATCGAAACAGATGCTCAAAAACAGATTAAAAAAGAGATTAAAACAATCAGATTACATATTTCAAAATCCGAAAAATTAATCGTATCGTTGGAAGAACAGTATAAATTTGTTTTAACAGAAATAGATAATTATCAAAATAAAATGGTTGATGAAGTCGATGATTTTTTACAATCAGAGTTAGATACAATTACACAAAAATTAGCAAAATCGAATGTGGTCGAATCAATCAAAAATGATATTAGTAAAACGATCAATGATCGGGTGGAATTGGTTGCTTCTAATTTAAAAAATCTTACCAAAATTAATGAATTAAAGTTTTTTAATACACTAAAATCGGATATGATAAAAAGTAAGTGCAATCCTTATTTTAAATTGTTAAATTTTGTAACATCCGAAATTACTAAAGAAGGTCAGATTGTCGAAACATTTAAAATTAGTTATCAGAATATACCATATAAAAATCTTAATACAGCGATGCAAGTTAAAATCGCACTCGATTTGCTTAATGGTATTCAAAAATTAAAAAACCATCGTATCCCGATTTTATTGGACGAAGCCGAAAAAATTGTAGATATGCCTAGAATGAATACCCAATTCATTTTTTGTAGAGTTATGAAACAGTCAATAAAAACAATAAAATTAAATAAAGAGGAGATTGTTTAATATGCAAAATATGCAAAATGTTTCAAAAGTTAATTCTAAAAGTTTGGTTGATCGTGTTGCTAATAATATAAAAATAAAATTATCGGAAGGGCGGATTGTTTTACCTAACGACTATCGGCAAGGAAACGCTTTAGCTCAAGCGATTTTAGAAATGCAACAAGCAAAAAATTATCATAAATCTACGGAATCAAGTAAAGCGGAAGCTCTTTTAGATATGGTTTTGTTAGCACATTATCCGAAAAAACACGGTTATTTTATTGTTTATGAAAATCGTATGACTTGGTTCCCTAAATATACTGGGAAAATGTATACAATCAATCGTGCGCTTGATTTAGAAATAAATGCTAGTGTCATTTACGAAAAAGATGAAGTCGACTATACTATCAAAAATGGGATTATTAGCGAAATTATCCATAAACAAAAATTCCAAAATATTGATAGTAATAATATCATTGGTGCGTATGCGATTGCGACAAATTCGGCTGGAAAAGAAAAATTTGCTGAAATTATGACAATGGAACAAATTCAGCAAGCATGGGATATGTCAAAATTTAATAAAACAAAAAAAACATTTCGCGAACAGTATGCGAAAAGAAGCGTCATTAATAGATTAACAACTCACATCATCGAAACATCGAAAACGGATAGCAATTTAATGGATATCATTCAACAAAACGAGCATAAACATTATAATAATAATGGTAATGGTAATGGTATTATTGAAGATGAAATCATTGATACTGATGTTTCGCATTTTCAAGAAATCGAGCATAAACAAGAACAAACCATAATTAATCCGCCAATCGTACAAACTCCGCCTACTCCAAAAAAAACTACCAATGAAATAGTAAATGAATTTGTTGATGCAGCGCCCCTCGATTTTGAATAGACTAATAACGTTATCATCTAGCAGTTACGCGAATTGCCATATTTTAGAATATGGCGGTTCGTGTATCATGCTTGATTGCGGATTAAAGGCACAAATGATTATGGATAATTATTATGGTTGTAATGGCATAAACGGCATTTTATTGACACATGAGCATGGCGATCATATTCGCGGTGTTGATGAATTACTTAAATATATCACAGTACCAATTTATGCTCACGCCGGCTTATGTTGGAGGCACTCAAACACAATTAAAAAAACAATTTATGATAAGAAACATTTTAGAATTAAAAATTTATTGATAACACCATTTTTAGTTCCTCACGATGTTACAAATTATAATTATCTAATTTATGATTTGACATCGAAAACAAAATTTTTATATATAACTGATACCGGTTCGGTCGAAAATTTAACATTTAAAGATATTGATTATTTTTTAATTGAATGTAATAACGATGATGATTATTTAAAAACTACTAATAATTATCAAAATCAACGAGTTGGAAGTGAAGAAGGCCACCTCACTATTCAAAAAGTAGCTGAATTTTTGAATAGAAATATCAATGTCAATACTAAAAAAATTATATTAGCGCATATTAGTCGAAGTATTTACAATAAAATAGCAATTAAAAACAAATTAATTAAATTACTAGATAATGATTTTAAAGGTGAAATTGTGGAATTGAATCCTAATATTATCGGTTCACAAATTAACAATTTAGATAAAATTGATGATACTCAATTTTATGATTTTGAATAAAAGGAGAATGAAATGATTAAATTAAATTGGGTGGAATCTGTTTTATTAGTAATGTTCGTAATCTTATTATTCAGAATGATGTACAAATGGGGGAGTGTAAATGAACGATAATAAATGGATTGAAATGTCTAGGCAAGAGGTTACAGCCTTACACAACAAAATAGTAATAGCTCGCAATAAGTGGCGTACACTTGTTAAGAAACTGGATAATAAACTATATAGTGACCTGAAGGTCTTATATAACCAACAGCCTACACGTTACATTATTAAGAATATTATCACTAAACGCTATGGTCGGGGTGAGGGAGTTATTAACATTGAGAAAGCTAGAAATTGGTTTTCTTTCGATGATGCTTGGGAAGCAATAAACGAACTCACACCCGAAAATCGTAAAAAGTATATAGTGATTGGGATTAGAAGGGAGAATGATTAAATGACAAGAAATTATAAAAAAGAATACTTTTGGGCAGAAAAAAAGTATATCACAATCCAGACAAAAGTTAATCGTATTAAATATGAAGTTGTTATTAATGCAATCAAAAATTCACCCGGAAAAATGAATGGGTTTATTATCGATTGTTTAAATAAACATGTTGTCCAAAAAACTCATACATTAAAAATTAGAAGCAGTATGTGGAAAATGATTTCAAAAAAGAAACCAATAAAAATTATTGGTGTTCGTAATATGATTAAGGATTTTATCAAAATTAATGATACAATTCGTTTTATTAATTTGACTGGCAGCGAAATTTACGGCGAATGCTTTGTAGTAGGAAAACGATATTTTAGACAAGACGATGGAATAAAATATCCCGAAATTGATTTACGAACGCGAGAATTTATAAATGATAATTATTTGCAAAATCAAACATTAATTATATTTTACATAGTACCAATAGAAAATAAAGGTGATAAAGATGTATAACAAACATAAACTAGAAACTTTAAATAAACATTTTGATACCGTTGATGCTTATCATGATTTGGTTGCTTATATCGAAAATCTTGGAAATACACTCGATTTATATACGTTACCCGAATCAAAAGAAAGTATGATAGACAGCATTGCCGAAATTATGATAGAAATATATAAATTGATGGTATTTAAAGATATACAAGAAAACGAAGTATCGGCTATTGCTAATCAAAAAATAGATGATTATTTAAATGAAATTGAAGATGAAAAGGAGTGATTAAAAATGAATAAGCGAAAAATCATGTGTCTAGCCCATAAATTATTGAGGTTAGTTTGCATTGAAATGAGCTTAGAACGTATCTACGCTATGGATATAAATTTAGATAGTTGCTATGAATCTTTAATCGAATCTAATTATGATTTACAAGAAGCAATGGAATATTTATTAGCTTCTGATGGTGATTATTATGATTAATATTTATATATCAATCATCATGGTAATAGTTATTTTAATGGGCTATTGGTTAATCCAAAAAGCTCATAAAAACAAGGTAAGGAGATTAATTTCATCGATAATTTTATTACCGCCGTTATCAATAATAGTGTATAATATTTTAGCATATTATACAATTATCAATCAATTCAGATTATTTTTCGTATTTATGATGATATTTTTTATCAGTTTCATAGCAGCAATTTCTACTTTGCTATATGTAATTATTTTAAAGTTAAAGGAGGACTAAAAATGAAAAAATTATTTGTAATAGTATTAATTATTTTCTTGGTTGCTTGCGCATCTGAATCAGAAACGCGGATATTGAACAGACAAGACTTGCCAGGAGATTTATCGATAGTCAGTCTGCGATATATTGGTCCATCAAATCAGGGCGATACAGTGTGTGCTGGCAAAGTATTAAATGAAGTTTATTTTTATGAGAATGGTGTTGTTAAAATAATATGTGGCCAAAATGATATATACACAATCCATTACATTCATATTCAAAATATTATTTTTACATATAATACGAATTAATAGGGGGGACTTAGTAATGAAATATTTAATATCGTTTAGCGGTGGATTAGGGTCGTTCTGGTCAGCTAAAAAAATGGTTGACCAATACGGCAAAAATAATGTTATTGCGTTGTTTATTGATGTTGGTTGGGAAGATGATGATTTGTATAGATTCATACACCAAACAATCAATGTTCTAGATATTAAACTTATATATGTTAAAGCTCCATACACACCACCAGAGCTTATGAAAAAAGAAAATGTGATATATAACAATCGAATGGCTAATTGCACCAGCATTCTTAAAATGCGGTTATTCAAAAGCATTTTATTGAATAAGGATTTTAAATGTTTAGGCGAAGTTTTTAAACTGAATACATTAATCGTGAAAGGTATTGAATTTTTAGGAACATTAACCTCAATCAATTATAATTTAGTGATGGGCATTGATTATACGGAAGCTCATCGTTGTCAACCAATAGAAAAAAATTATAGTAAATATGGATATACAGTTTTATTTCCATTGGTTGATGATAAAAATTATCATAGGAAACACATATACGATTATTTAACAAAAAATTGTATAGAGATACCGAAAATGTATAAGTTAGGATTTAGTCATAATAATTGCGGTGGTAGATGCGTTAAAGCTGGCCAAGGCCACTTTAAAAAATTATTAGAGAAGTTGCCCGATCGGTTTAACGAATTATTAGAATTAGAAAAATCGATAAATAATGGTAAGAACACTTTTTTAAAGAAAACAAAAAATAATATAACAAGTAGCTATTCGATGGAAGCTTTAAAACAAGATATTAAAAATAGGCCAAAACAAATTGATTTATTTGATATTGGTGGGTGCGGTTGTTTTTTAGAATAAAGTTATCCATATTAGTTTTCCACATTAAATATAAAGTTATCCACATTTTAATGTGCATAACTTTTTTGAAAATAGCTTATATAGTCGTTTTGAGAGTTATCCACATTTTTAACCTTCTCAACAACAACAAGGTAACTACTAAATTAGTAAATAAAATATTAACATACTACATATAGTATGTTATAATTAAATTGTAAGATAATTAAAAAAAAGGGGATTAAACAATGTTAAACAAAATTAGTCAAAATGAAAGAGATTCAATTAATGATCGAAGTTCAAAATACGGTGAACTATTCGGAAACGCTTCGCAAACTCAAATTAATTTTATCAAAAGCTTATTAGCAACAAAAAAAGCAGATGGTCAATTAATTGGTGATGCGCTTGAAGCAACAAAAAGTTATGGTAATACTACTTCAAAATCATTAGCTAACATAATCATCGCCGACTTACAAAAATGCGATGATAAGCCAAAAATGGATATTGACGCTAAAATCTGTGGATGGGCATCATCATCAATAATCAGAAAAGCAAAAACCGATCTAGAATTCGGAAGCCAATTATTCAAACTAGCAGCATTTACTAACAAAAATATTAATATCAGAAAAGACACAAACCCATCAAAAATAATCAAATTAGCAATCGATTATAAAATCAAAAAAGTAATCGATATGGTACAAAAATACACAAAATAATAAAAATCGGGGAGCAGAAAACATCGCTTCCCAGCCCGTCCGGGCAAGGAGATAATACCATGCAAATAAAATACAATTTATTAAACGAATTAAGAACAAAAGTAGATATACTACTTATGCACCCAAATCAAACTAGCTACAAAAAATATTATGAATTAGTTAATGTTATTGAAAGCGATCCATACTGTTATCCAAAAAAAATAGATATATCATTTAGAGAAGCAAAAAGTGATTTATCTAAGCAACACGCAAGTTTAGATAAAATAACTAACATAGCAAAAATAATCCAAGAAATGATCGATTATGAGATTTTAAAAATAAAATCATACAATCAATCGCAGGATAGCGCGAATGGTTGGATTGACAAATTCATGAGCGATTTTGTTGGCGAGGAGGTTAAATAAAATGAAACTAACATTACAACAGAAAGTTGAAAGAGCATTAAAATTACGCAATGAAGCGCGTGACCAAATTCTATATAATGCAATCATTTTTTTTAAAAAAGGAATGGGGAAATTTTGTGAATCTAAAAATGGTGAGTTATTAGAATTAGTATATAACACAGCTCCTATCGCTACTTTTAGTTTGTTAGAAATTAAGAAGCGTCAAAATTATTATCAACAGTTGATGTATGATAATGATTTAATCGAATCAATTATTATTTATGAAAATTGTTATCATTACGATACCGAAAAAGAAAGAATGAGATTTTATTACGACAATGAAAATAATTTAAAAATTCATGATTGTTTTAAAGAGGAGGATAAATAGCATGAAAAATACAATATTAGACGAAACATATTTACAATTACTAAAAATAATAGCTTTGATAAAAACATTAAAAGGATCAAGGGAAATAAGCATCGTAATAACCAAATTAGAAGAAGCTGAAATGTGGTTATCAAAGGAGGTGGATAAATAGTATGGAAGAAAGTTTATCAACATATTTAATGTATCGTAAACATTTGACAGATGAAGCTTTAGCAAAAGCTCCGCGCGGTTGTTTGATTATTGCTTTAGTGATATTATTTTTCCCGTTAGGAGCATTACTTTTATTCTTACCAAAAGAATTAACATCGATTCAAAAAAAACAACTTAACGATCAACTAAAGGAAAAATTCCCAAAAATACATGCGGAAAACAATATTATTTAAAAGAGGAGATTAAAAATGGACATTGGTATACTATTTAAAATAATAGCTTTTACCATTATTATGATTACTTTCACAGCATTGTTATTTTATATTTTTATTGTAATAATTGGAGGAGGACTTGTTTAAATAATATAAAAAAACATAATATTAAAAGTATTATGTTTTTTTTATTAGGGTTTTGGGACAGTCGACATACCTTTAAAACGAAACGATAGGAGTATCCCTTAATACCTCATAGGTATATGGTTATAAGACCTTGTTTTCTATCGTCCGATGACCTTCACTAGGACACTTTACCCATAGACCACCGCTTATACGGTATCAATAAATAAAGTTAAGTGTGGGAATCGAACCCTTGTCATCGCTGCAGAATTACATCATAACATAAAATGACATGAAACGACATACCAATCATTTATAATAGTGGTCAGCGGTAATTACCGCCGACCTAGCAATGCCGGATTTAACCATTTTAACGAAGTGGTTAAAATGGTTAGTAATTAATAATGTATGTCCCTACATATTTTAGGGGTATATATCATTAGGAGGTGATAATATGGATAACATAACGATAATTATTTTGTTAATGGCCATCATCATTAATTTGATAATGATTATTAGAAAATTGAAAAGAGATAAAGCCATTTTGAAACAAGAATTAACTTATGCTATTATAACTGCGAAACATCACGAATCGAACACCATTAAAATAATCGACCTTAATACCTATAAAAAACAAAAAAAAGTTAAATTAAATAAAGTTTGTGATTTTGAAGACGTGGATGCTGATTTAAAAAATTGGTACGGAAATTAATTGACATTAAATATATTATCATTTATAATAATTTTGTAGGTATATCAAAATAAAAATATATTTATCTCTAATATCTATGAATAAAAACTATATAATCCCCTTATGTAGTTTTTATTTTGAAAATGTATGCTATAATTAATATAGGGTAATTTTGATAAATCTAAGCTATGTCAGTAAGCTAAACAAAATTATCTTAACTATCTATTTTAGATCACCTTAAAAAAAACTATCTCCCTCTAGCCTCTGATAGTTTTTTTTAATTTATGGTATAATTAAATGTGCAATCGACAATGGGTGTTCGTTTGCTTAATCTCCTTTAAAAAAAAGAGCTGATAAACTCTTTTTTTTAACGGGATTTTTTTAGCGTGGTCGTGAATACCGACTTCGGAACTTATTCACAAATTGTCGAATAACCAGCGATATTAATAAAATTAGCGCATGATTTTTTCCCACTTGTCAAACCTTCGTAATTAAAACTTAATTTATCATTTATATCATGGATATTAGTTACTTCGCAAAACATATATGTTTTTCCATTTTGTGTATACACAACTAACGATATTGTATTCTTATTACAATCATTCATTGGTTTTCCCTCCTCATTATGTGTTTCTAGTGGAACATGATTTTCCATGTCTATTTTAATCATCTCTATTTATGATCCTCCTGATGAGCTCTTTGGTTGATTATTTTGACATGATACAAATTCAAAGCAATCAAGTCGATAGCTTGTTGTATGTTAGTCATTTCATCTTTATGAAATTTATTAAAGTACATTTCATTTTTTTGTTGTTCTAAAAAATTAAGAACATTTTGGTGGAATACTTCCGCATTAATCGTTTGCTCGCTTTTATTGTTTGCGTCAGTATAATAATTTGCTTCTTTCATTTTATCACCTCCTTAATTTCCGATGTCGGTATTACGATATCGGGATTTCCCGTTCCCTAGAAATTAAGGAAACGGAAGTCTTGTTGAGCTCCCCCTTTTTCCTAACGCGCAGTACCGTTACGGGGATTAACATAACGAATAACTGCTATGTTGAACTCTACTTACTTTCGTTTAAAATAAGTACTGATACGATTATTATATTGTATAAATGTTTCAAAACCTTTCCCGTTAATACCAATCAGAACGCATATTTCAATCAATATACCACTTGCTATTGGTACTAACAATAAAGCACCTTCAAGCTCGAAAGCTTTAATAGCACCCCATATCGCGATGCTAACACTAATTAAACTTGTTACCAATGCCGATAATGTTTTTTTATTTGCGATAATAATTTTTATTAACTTTTCCATTTTGCTTCACCACCTTTATTTTAATATATAATTACAAAATGTTCTAGCTCTTGCGTTGTGAGATTGTAACAAACGCTCATATATCTCTGTAATTTCACACCCCATTTTCAGGGCATATTTTCCGGCCGGTTTTGTATCTAACTCCTCAGGAAACTCAATGTCGCTGTTAAGAACAGCGTATGCTGCTTGGTAAATAGTTTCCAAGCGATCATTTTCGATTTTTTCTATACGTTCAGTTAAATTATTTAGTGCGTTCGTAGTTTCGGTAAACTTAGTGCTCAAGATACTAAACCCAAAAATACATACTCCTAAAACAATTATAGTTTCAATTCTAAAATTTTTTCTTAAAAATGTCAAAATTTCTGTTATCATATTTTAATCTCCTTTATAAATACTTTTTTATTTTCGGAAGTAAAACGCTGAGAGCATCAACTAATAATTCGTCTTCATAATAATTCGTTAAACCAGCTTCATAAAATAATGCATGTATCAGTTCGTGTCTAAAGATTTTTTGGATTAAGCTATGTAGATTGTCAACAACCGAATCAGATGTTTTATTATATTTCACTGATATACCTATTGTTTTCGAAGTTGTATCACAATATCCACCATTTTTTATTAATGTTTTATTTTCATACAGTCCATCTGTAACAATATTGTATTTAGTTCCTAAAATTATTATGGAATTGGGTATATCATACGTCGCCATTACTTGCTACCTTTATATGCCCTAGACGTTGATAGTCGTTTATCAGGCGTAGAGTTAAACCATTTATTATAAATCATTTCTACAATAGGATTCATCAGTTTATTATTATAACTAACTCCTTTGATATTTCTCGTGCTAATAATGTCGTGTTTCCACAATAAATCATTAACCGTGTCCGCGTGGCTATTATGCAATGATACTAAAAATGACGCTAACTCAATTCGTACTGCTATTTCTGTGTATACTAGCTCTTGAAATGCAATCGAGTTAGCATCGGTTAATACATAGTCGTGGTTATTGTAGTCTGTACCGATAACTATGTTTTCGCGTAGGTATGGCTCTTGTGCAATAGTACTTGTTTCAGTTAGCCACGCATTATACCACACTAATTGCTGTGGCTTTAACTCACTAATAATTTGACTAATATGTGAGTCTACGCTGTGTTGCAACCTATAAAATGATGAGTTAACTTGATTGCGTATAACTAGCCAATCTTTAAATGCTGTGACCATATTAGCTAATTTTACCGGGTCTGATACTATAACTGCGTTGGTATAATCTCCGTCAACAATACCATCTATTGAGTATGGAAATAATGCGGGATTTATAGGACTTTCGCCAATCGGACTAATAATACTATGAGCAAATCCTTCAAATTCCCCAAAATCCTCAATGCTACCCAACAATGGTATTACACCAGCAAATTCGTCATTTAATGCTTGCGGTAGTGTAGTTTCATACATAAATTCATCGTTGATTGTTCCGGGAATGTCCATTAAATTATAGTCTAGTAACATATAATTCTTTGGGTCTTCCCAATCTTTTTGAAACTGTAATTGTACATATTTCATATAAAATCTCCTTTTATGTTATTTTAAATATCCTATAAATAAACATACTATTAGTTGTGTCTGTTGTAAATGTGTTTGTAGAAGCTCTAAAATTATAATGAGTTGCGTACCTAAATGCTAAGTTATTATTTGCATTTGTTAAAAAGACTTGGGAACTATATTTACTAATATTCAATTTAAATGAACTTCTTGAATTGCTACGCTCAAAACTAAGGATAACCCCTACTGATGTATCCGTTATATTAAGTATTTGCACATGTTTAATCCAAGTTGTAGTCGATGTTGATGACATTTCTATTGCTATTCGTTGCCCTGAAACTAATGTCTCGGTTAAGGGCATTGTTATTATAATACCTCCACCCAATAATGCAGTGGCTACGGAACTACCCCCAACTTGAACCCATTTGCCTGATAAACCATCTGCATAACTTTTAGGTACTGCGTCATCGGGATCTATTGGAGTAGCTAAATTAATACCCTTATTATTGCCAAAATCTAAATCACCGGTCATTTGGTTAGTTCCATTAACATTTAATTTATTAGTTAATCCATCATCGAAATGCTGTTTTGTTACGGCATCTTGTGCATTTGTGGGATTGACTAAATTAATTGCTTTATATTTATCCTGGAAGTTTATTGTACCGCCAGCTTTACCTCCAGATTTACGGATAGTCTCGTCCGTATTGCCTGATGGATTATTTGAGCCGATGGTACTATTCACAACTTTTAAATTAGCCCCATCAAACTCTAATTTTACAAACGAATTATTAACATCCCGAATTTGTGCATTAGCGTTAAACTTATCTTTTAATAATATTCCATTTAAAGTTATCCCTGTCGTTGTCGGACTTGACGTTGAATCGCCGAACCTAAACCAATAAGTCTGTCCTACATTTGCAAAACCCGGAAAACCCGCTGACACGATACTGTAAGCTACTGATGCCCCTAAATCGTCCGATTCCCACCATATCACCTCTTCATCAATTTTAGCATTTAGTACACTTAAATTAACGGCATCTTTACTATTCACAGCGTCCGCTATACTTTCTAACGGATTACCTTTAAAGTCAAGCCTACTTCCGAATACCGACATCGTGCCCCCGTCTGCAACCGGTCCGACACCAATAGTTACGCCGCCGTTAGCCCCCGCTAGTAAAAATGAACTAGAAGTAGCACCTACTCCCGTAAAATATAGCTGCGGGAAGTTTCCTGTCAGCGGATCGCCTGTTGCTTGGGCAATAGACATTGCTCCTTTGATAAATTGTGCGGGAGAAAATGTTAATCCTCCTGTCATATCCTGACTTCCATCTTGTGCTAATTTGTTTGTGAAGTTATGATTTATGGCTGCTGATACACTCGTTGGCAAACCTGCATCTAAATCGCCGGGTACTTTGTTTTGTTTATCATTACCTAAATTAGCGATTGTAATATCTTGCGAAGCATCTTTATCAAAGTTAGATTTCACTTGTGTATCCAGCGCTAACAACGCTACATCGGTATCTTGTGTATCTGCAATATATGTACCATTAACATTAACATCGGCTTTATCAACTTTACCATTATTATTGGTATCGTATACTACTTTTGTTAAGAAATCTGATGTATCAAGAGTAACCCTCATGTAAATTTCAATGTTGTCCGTTGTTGTGTTTGAAACATCCGACTCCTGTGTAATAGTAATAATTGTAGGAAATGTAATACCCGCATCTATAAAATCTTGCTTATTTATATTGAATACGGCATTAATACCATCACTACCACCCGTGGGTATACTCTCACTTTTTGTTGCTACTGACACCCCATCGGCTAAGAAATCTAATGTAACCTGTGCATTTCCACCACCGGATTTTGTAAATTGTGATGAAATACCTACTTGCACATCTTCATTAGCTTCTAATTCTGCACCCGTAGTTGTCATTTGTAAATTGCTGGGTAAAGATATTTGAGTTACGATCGTACAAGTAATCCCGGTTGGCGTTGTTGGAGTTGCACCTATGTCCGTTGTATCAATCTGCCCTGCACTACCACCACCCGAACCACCACCCGAGCTTGATACTTCAATTTCTCCCGGAGTTGGATTAAGTATACTCATATTAGTAGTATAATTAATTTTATTAACATTGCCATCGAGCAATACACCATCTTTTTCGACAATAACACCGCTGATTTTACT